ATCTCAGCTCGCCGACCACTGTACGCCCGATAACGGGCTTCTCTCTCTAACTAAATAGGAGATACACAATGGCCGCTCGCGGTAACATTGTCATTAACGACCGTGCTGCTACCCCCGTTGCTCATACTTACTCGCCTGACGGGGACGACAAGAATGGTGTTGCGCAGTATTCCGAAAAGGGATCCGTCCCTGCCGGAAATGGGCGCCTCACTCTTTCTGTTCGTCCCGCAGCTGGCGGCAAGTACCGGGGGGCCGTACGTCTTGCTGTACCGATCGTTCAGACGCAAACCGTTAATGGTGTGGCGTCTCCTGTCGTGGTACGTACTTCGTACGTTGAAGTTTCGACCACCTTCGACGCGTTGAGCTCGACTCAGGAACGTGCTGATGCTATTGGACTTATGTACAATGCACTGGCCGCTTCTCAGACGCAGGTCAACGATGCCCTGGTGAATCTGACGCCCGTCTGGTAATCCCAGATAGAAATCAGCCCACCATTCGGATGGTCGGGGTAGTATAGAGGGAACTCTACACTATCCTTGGTTTAGGACTTTTACATGTCCCGTAATCAAAACTTCACCCTGCTCTGTTTGATCATCTTTATGATTTTCATAATCATATTAATGATTGTTACATCAGGACCTAGTTCAAGCATCCATAAGGAGCTTTGGAATGAAGAAAATCATTTCCGCGAACAACAGGAAAGCCCGGAGATTCAAAGAAAAGAGGTTGAAAAACCACAATCCGCGAATCCCGGCGTCGGTTTCGTCCCAGGTTCTATCACTACTTGATGACCTGGGCGATGATTCCTTCGCTTACTCGTATCTGAAATCCGAATACCTGTCTAAATTGAACGACAGTGAACCCGGATCTCAGGCACTAAGAAAGCAGCGAGCTATCGAAAAATGGCTTGCCGTCGAAGGAGAGAACAAATTGTTCTCACACAAGTTTGCGATGCGTGATAAAGGATACAATATCCTCCCGCGTATCACTTACTCGAAGTTCATCGCTTTCGCAAGACGTCTGATTGCTGAAACTTTGGGAGAATTGACCGATGACCTCGTCATCGGGAGATTCTCTGGAGGTGCCAGCACTAGCAGGCCGCGTCGATCCAGTGAAAAATCTGGAAAATTCGTTGGCTTGGCCGACATAACTGAGTCAGCAGTGCCCTTCGTGGATGTGATCCATCGCGAAGCTCCGCTGTTGAAGCGTTATGGTTCCTTCTACAACCTTCGGGAAGTTGAAGGAGCCATAATGTTCACTGTTCCAAAGAACGCTGATATTGATCGATGCGCTTGTAAAGAGCCTGACATCAATATGTTTCTTCAGAAGGCGGTTGGTCGGCATATTCGCCGCCGGCTTCTAAGGAACGGCATTAATCTGAATGATCAGGGCATTAACAGAGAGCTTGCCCGTCAAGGGTCCCTCACAGGACAATTGGCGACAATCGATCTGTCAAGTGCTTCTGATCGTATTAATTCAGTTGTTGTCCGTTCTTTGCTACCCGAACTTTGGTACGAATATCTTAACGATATTCGTTCTCCTACTGTTCGTGTAGACGATGAAACGATCAGAACCTTTATGTTCTCATCTATGGGA